TGATCTGCCTCGCCGAGGACCTTGGCCTCCCCGTGTGGTACCAGGACACCGACTCCATTCATATCCAGGAGGACGCAGTCCCCACCCTGGAAAAGGAGTTCAGGGGGCTCCACCAGAGGGAGCTCATACCACGCGGAGACTCCCACGGGGAGCTAGGGCAGTTCCACAACGATTTCAAGTTCGGCCAGGACAAGGGGACAGAGCCGGCCGCCGTCAGATCGATCTTCCTAGGGAAGAAGAGCTACCTGGACGTCGTGGAGTACATCCAGGGAGGCGAGGCCAAAACTGGGGCTCACATCCGCATGAAGGGGATCCCGAGCGATTGCCTGCTCGAGACGAGGGGTGCAGACGGAAAAAAGAAGGACCCCGTGGCCATATACGAGGACCTGTACGCCGGCGCCCCGTTGGAGGTCGACCTGCTCGCGACGGGCCGCCCCTCCTTCAAGAACCACGAGGACTACACCATTAGCACCGTGCGCGAGTTCAAGCGTACGATCAGGTTCCCATAGGCGGCGGCCTGAGGTAATTTGTTTCAGAGGGCCGCTTTTTTCCGCGGGGGATATACGCCGCGGAAAAATGAGTGACTCGATATCTCCTCTTGTCCCGGTGGCGGTCAACGCCCCGATCACGAATGTGAACAAGGAGAGGTTCTACACCGTCCTGCGCGGAGGTGAGAGGGTGACCTACAAAAACATTGTGAGCCCGTCTTTCAGCAACTCCTCCATGCAGTTCAGCGCCCCTCCGCCTTCGCCCAGCATCCTCGTAGACCGCAGAGTGCTCCTCAAGGTCCCCGTAACGATCGAGTTCACGGGGACAGCCCCCGTCGGCCAGAACCTGCTACAGAGCGGGTTCGACGCCTTTAGGGCCTACCCGCTAAGCTCCGTCCTAGAGACGATGAGCGCGACCATCAACAACAACACCACGAGCATCAATCTCGCGGACGTTGTCCACCCCCTCCTGCGCTACAACACCGGCCGTAAGCTGGCCCAGGGGCGCCACAGCACGACCCCGTCCATGCTCGACCAGTACCAGCGCTACCAGTCGGGGGACAACACCAACATCAACCCCCTGGCCTCCTACGCCGAGAACACCTACCAGACCCCCCGAGGAGGATTCCCCATCAACGTCGTGAGCAACACCAACACCGACGCCGAGGTCCAGGCCGATCTGACGGAGTCGCTGATGCTCAGCCCGTTCCTCTGGGGGGATTGCGAGAAGTCGGGGTTCTTGGGGGTGCAGACGATGTCGTTCAACTTCACCTTCAGGTCCGACTTATCCAGGATGTGGTCCCACAGCGATGGGTCGGGGAGCACCCTTACCGCGGTCACCGTGACCATCGGTCAGCCGCAGCTGTTGTTCCGCTATGTGACTCCGAGCTCGCTGGAGCCGATGCCCGAGAGCGTCTGCTACCCCTACTACAGCGTCTCCCGCTACCCCACGGACGCCCAGGCCGCGATAGCGCCCCTGGCGTCCACGACCTTGAATTCGAACAACATCCAGCTCAACAGCATCCCCCGCCGAATTCTCATCTTGGCGCGCCAGAGGAACTCCGATCAGACTTTCACGTCGACGGACAGCTACTTCGGCATCAGGAGCATCTCCGTCAACTGGAATAACAACTCGGGGCTCCTATCGGCAGCCTCGACGCAGGACCTCTACGAGATCAGCGTGAAGAACGGCTACGAGGGCTCGTTAACCCAGTGGAGCGGGGGGCCGGTCTCCCGGTTTCTAGGAGGGGCCGCCCCCGTCTACCACGGTACCTCTGGTTCCGTCCTGTGCCTGGAGATGGGCACTGACATCGGCCTTGGGCCCGGAGAGTGCCCCGGGATGCTGGGGACGTACCAGCTGCAGCTCAGGGTCGACGCCGTCAACGTCAACACGGTCGACGCCATCACCCCCACGCTGTATGTCATTGTGATCTCGGAGGGAACGCTAACGATCGCCAACAACACGACCACCGCCCAAATCGGAGTGGTCACCCCTCAGGACGACATCACTGCCCGCCACATGCCCATGATCGATTACAACTCGATCCGCGAGGCCTACGGGGGGAACTTCCTGAGCGGACTAAAGGACTTCGGGCGAGGATTCGTCAAGGGGTTCAAGGGGGTCGTAGGCCCCGTCTGGAACGAGTTCAAGGAGATCTTGCCTCAGCTAGTCAAGGTCGCCCCGTACCTCATCGCCGCCGCCGGAGAGGAGGACTCGCGTAAAAAGCTTCCGGGCAAGCCCAAGCTCCCCAAGCCTCCCATGGGTCGCAGGAAGAAGGGCGGGATTGTGGTCGAAGGGCCTTACGGCGGGGCCATCCCCGTCGGAGGGGCGAAGCCATATGCCCAGACCGCCAAGGACCGAGAGGACGAGGCCGAGGCCATGAGGGCTTACTGGGCCGCCAAAAAGAAGATGGCCAAGGATGAAGGGATGCGGGGCGGGAAAAAGATGTCCAGGGGTGACCTTGCGCGCCGCCTGAAGTGAGGCCCTGCGGGGTGCGGGAAAGAATTCTATTCTTGCGCCCGCGGGTTTTTTGCGCGGCCAGTATAGCCCCATGTCGATACATAACCTGATTGACGCTGGGCCCGTCAAAAGTTGGGCCCAACTTTCGGACATACAGGTGACAGACCTGACGGTCGACAACTTGGTTGTGAGCCAGAGCTCTTCCGGCCTGATTGACTCTGGGAGCTGGACACCCACATATAACGAGCTCGCCGGATTAACGGTCACCAACCCCGTGTGGGCCACCTACACGCGAATCAACAACATCGTCACGGCCGAGGTCGCCTTTCTGGCCGACACGCTTATCAGCGCGATACAGTTCGAAATAACTAGCCTCCCGGTGCCCAAGGCGAGCAACTTCCAGCTGATCGATGGAGCTGGAGGGTCTGGGGCGCTGCTGCAGTCGGGCACCCCGCAGGTGCTATTCGTTGCCGAGGCAAACTTCGCCACCACCAACATACTGGTGACAGGAGTGAGCGCGGCCGCCCTGGTTGGAGACGTGTGCCGCCTGCAGTTCAGCTATACCACCGACTGAGCTCGCGGGACACGAGGGCTGCGGATCTTTTTCCGCCGTAAATATAGGTCGCGCACGCTCCTCGATGAAGCGGCTCCAGATCTCGTACAGCGCCCCCGAGAACAGGGTGGTCCACCTGCTGTCCAGAATCTCCCCTGAAGACACCCAGGTCGTCGGGAGCGTGTCATACCGCGACATCTTGTGGCCCGGGGACATCGACATGCATTCCAACGTGGTGGAGCTAGGAAGCCTCGAGGAGCTGGGAGAGACGGTCGCGGAGACGGTGCAAGAGATTGTTGCCCAAGTTCGCAACGACGGGGATCTGTTTTACAGCGAGCTGAAGGCGGGTGAGGATGATCGTTTCGCCCTCCCAATGGGGGAATGGGAGCTGGCCGAGGGGGAGACGGATCCGCACATCGCCGGCTTCAATCTGTGCAGCGTCCTGACCATCATCGAGCTTTGGGTCAAATACGGGCTGGTGTCGAAGAGCGAGGGCGAGCGCCTGGGGGACCTCGCCAAGCGGGCGGAAAGTGACCCTGTGGCCTGGGCGGACCTCCACGCGTGGGCCCATAAGAAAAAAATCATGAGGTGGGGGCAGAGAGACGTTCTGGCCGGAAAGCTAAGCTGGAACGGGGTCGACGTGACCCTCGAGGAGGCCATCATGAGCCCCAGCGTGGTCAAGCTCGACCTTTGGTTCTGGGACGGGACCCGCTACGTGGAGGTCAGCGACTTCATGAGCCTATACTATGTGAAGGATGGAGAGCTGGTCAGCCAGAACCCCGAGCAGCCCCACTTCGTGGATGGGATCAAAGCGTCGATAGTCTCCCACTTCAGCGTCGAAGAGTGGGGCCCCCTGAAGGGCCTCAAGCGAATGTGGGCCGTCGCCCCTTACGTTGGCCGCCACGAGGACAGGGGGCCCCTGGGGGCCTTCATAAATGGCCCCGTGGGGCAGCTGGGGCAGATCATGGCTGACATCGAGTCGATCCTGGGCATCGAGTCTCGTTATGTGCTGCTTGAAGGGAGTTTGGGGCGGCAGCGGATCGATGGGGCCCTTGACCGCATGAAGGGGAGGCTGAGCCGGGTAACGCCCCAGCTGATCCCGCAGAAGGCCCTCGGGCTGATGCTAGAGCTGCTAACCCTTGGCGAGGCGCGGGATGAGGATCTGCTGGCGTTGTACGGCGTGCTGAAGGAGGTGGTGGATCTGGAGGCCATGCGGTGGGCCACTAGGATGGGTTTCTATCCGATCCCTCCGGCCTACATCCCGAGCCACATGCGGCCCGCAGGGGCTGGCGTCCAGCTAGGCGGTAGGCGCAGAGGCTCTGAAGTTCAGTCGATTCTGTTCGACAAGCACCTGTGGTCGGAGGATGGGGCCAAGGGGTGGATCAAGAGCCACGGCTACAAGTGGTCCAAGGTCGATGAGACGGAGGACTTCTACAGGGTGCGGCAGACGCCCCCATACTACTCGGTCTACCGCACGATAGATTTTGGGGATCCGGGCATAAACGGGATTAAGGCCGTCCTGGGGTGGCCATAGGAATTTTGTTATTCTGGAAATTTGTGTCCGCGGGCATCCGCGGGCGGGCAAAGGTTTTTACGCGATGCGAAAAAAAACGTGTGTAATAATGTTGAGCTTTCGCGACGGGAGGCCGATTGCGATCGTCCGAGGGGGAAAGTACGACAAGAAGCTGATCGGGATCCTCCAGGACGGGCTGAAGCCTGAGAGGGGGAACGGGGTTCCTGACAGCCCCCTAGACCAGAAATTCTGGGATGACCCTGCCACCCGGGACCTGATCAAAATTTGCGGGATCAAGAAGAAGCACGCCGCGCACCGCATCTGTAGATGCGTGAGAAGCGCTATCGCTCCCAAGGACAGCGACCTTATTCCGCTGTACGAGGCCGCTTTGGCTTATCAATCCAAGCGCTCAGGGCGCAGCATGGAAATTGTCGAGGGGGAGTTGGAGCCGGTCCCCAACACCGACCATAGGGAGTGCCTATACATAGCTGGCCCATCTGGCAGCGGGAAATCAACCTACGTGGGCCACTACGCGAGGAACTTCCAGAATATCTTCCCAGAGAGCAACATCTTCCTATTCTCCAAGGTTAGGGACGATGAAGCCCTAGGAGGGGTCAAGGGCATGCGCGTGGTGGATCTAGACGAGAGCCTGGTCGTTGACCCGATCGAGATGAGCGAGCTTCAAGACAGTCTGTGCATCTTCGACGACACGGACACCATAGGTGACCAGGGGATTAAGAAGGCCATCACCGACCTCAAGGACGCCATACTCGAGACTGGGAGGCACCATAACATCTATTGTGTCATCACCTCGCACCTGGTCACCAACTACAGGGAGACGAAGAGGGTGCTAAACGAGTGTCACTCGATCACGTTCTTCCCTAGGTGTGGGAGCAGCCAGCCCATAAAGTACTGCTGCAAGAATTACGTGGGGATGGGCGATAAGGAGGTCTCCTCTCTATTCTCTCTTCCGTCTAGGTGGGTGTCAATCTTCCGCCACCACCCGCAGTGCGTGATGCACGCGAAGGGGGCCTATTTATTATGAGGGCGCCCTAGCCCTCCGCGAGCACCCATACTTGGGTGCCCTCATAGGGTAGGGGGCGCCCCTACTAATCGAGATACTCCTCGGTGAATAGGGTCACTAGCTCGTCGGAGCCGGGCGGGAACAGTTCTGCGAAGGTGTCCAGCGGGATCCAGCTGAATATCGATCGGGCCAGTATCCATCGGCCGCAGGTGTTTATTCCCTTTTCTTTCGACTGGAATTTATAGTGGTTGTATGACGGAGCGATCCCTGCCTTACTTAGCTCAAAAAGTAGACGCGTCATGGCCTTGTTGTACGAAGGGTCGTTTATCGCCTCCAAGCCCCCCTCTATCCTTTGGCTGTCTGGGAGGGTCCCGTACGAATCGAATAGCTCCACCGTGGGCTCTCCTCCTGGAAGGATCGTTTTCAGCAGAACGACCCAATGGCCGTAGTCGGGGCGGTGCTCGTAGAGGGTCACCATGGGCACCTCCTCTCTCCAGAATTTTTCCCCGCCGTATGCTCCCATGGAGGTGACCTTGTCTAGGTCGCCGTGTGTGAGCAGGAGGCATCTACCCCCTAGGGCGCGGATGATCTCCCTGTTCGATAGAGACTTCTCCAGGCTCTGCTTCATATCGCGCAGCACTGGGTTTCGCGCGGCGCGTCCGAGAATATCCGTTCCTATATATCCCCGAAATAACGCAGGCGAAAATGATCAGGACGAGCAGATATCAGGGTGGGATTGACACGACCGCGACGGCGAAAAGGAACGACCACCTGTATTTCAACATCGCCCTCCGCGGCCGCGAATACCCTGACCCAGAGCTGGTTCCATGCCGCTTTCAGCAGGATATGAGCGAAAGCCTGCTGGATACTCCGTTCGAGTACCACATGACCGTGGCTAGATTCCAGATTCCGGCCAGTGCCGTCCCAATCCTTTACGCCCCTATTCAGGATTATAGGGAGTCAGTCGGCTCGGTTTCGGTCCCTATCGCCGGAATAGGCCGCGTGGTCGTCACGAGCGGGGTGCCAATCACGGGGCTCGAGCCTAGCGACCTAATAGACCTCACGGGCAGCACGACGGCTCCCAACATCGACGGCCAGTACGAGGTCAAGCAGATCCTGTCGCCAACCACATTCTCCATCGATCTGGGGGTCGCCGTCGTTGGTGCTGGGGTTGCTAATTTCGCGAAGGTTCAGGACCCAGACCAGATGATCTGGAGCATCACATTGGACCACAACGGCGACATCATTCAAAAGTACCTCAGGTGGGTGCCCCAGGTGACTGATCCTCCCCCTCCGGCGGCCACGGCCGCCAACCCCGAATGGGCCAGGACCAGGTACTATGAGTGCTTTTCCTATGAGCACATCGTGGAGATAATCAACGCCGCCTTCGCCGCCGCGTTGGCCGACCTTACGGCTCCGCCGGCGCCTGCTCTTCTTGTGGCCCCGTTTGTCTACTTCGAGAGCGACGCTGCTCGTCTCAGTATCATTCTTCCTGCTGCGGCCTATCTCAACACCGTTGCAGACGCATCCCGCGTGGACTTGTATTTCAACCTCCCCCTGGCCCTCAAGATGCAGGGGTTCGACTTCATCAGGCGTTCGCTATCTTTTGGGCGCAGGGATCGCCTCGACTGCCCCAACATCTTGATGAACTATATCAACATCCCCGCCTTGAGCCCGTTCGCCCCTCCGCAATATATGAGGTACTTCCAGGAATATGTCGCTCTCTCGGTGTGGTCCGATTTTAAGCAGCTGGTGTTCACCTCGGGGACAATCCCGTCTGTTCCCGAGTACAGCGAGTCGCAGGACAGCTCGTCGGCGCTCGCCTTCCAGCCGATCGTAACCGACTACGAGCCGTTGTTTTCGCTGCCAGGCGATTCTAGGAGTGTCTTACAGTTCTTCCCGAGCGGCCCATATCGTCTGCTAGATCTGAACGGCACCACGAGCCTGCGCAAGATAGACATCCAGGTCTACTGGAAGGACGACCGTGGGGTCCTCCGCCCCATCCTTCTCCAGCAGGGCAAAACGGCGACGATCAAGCTTCTCTTCATCCATCGGGGGGTCTATGGGGGATTCTTGTAAAAAAATAAATCAAGGATCCCCAGGCCTTCCGAGGGATTATTGGGCGTACCTGGCTAGCATGGTGACCAGAGGGGTCTTGGTTTTTCTGCTATATCCCACGATGTTAGCCTTTTTCGCCAGGGAGTTTAGTTGGGGCATTTTGAGTCTGTCCAACTTTTCTATGATTTCGTCCTGGGAGGCTCCTGAGCCAACCTTTAGCCTTTTCCGTATGACCATCCCAGGCCCCTCTATGACGGCGCCGCCCTTCATCGAATACTTCATGTTCTTGAGAAGCTCCCTTCGGCCCATGGACGCGTAGCCATCTATCCCGGCCCGTTTGGCCTCTTTTCGGAGCTGTTTGGTGGATAGGGTGTGCAACATCCCGGCCCCGCCTCTACGCTCTTTTTTCTTGGCCTTGCCCTTGCCCTTGGGCTTGCCCTTGCCCTTGGCCTTGCCCTTGGCCTTGCCCTTGGGCTTGGCCTTGGGCTTGGCCTTGCCCTTGGGCTTGGCCGCAGGGGCACTTCTGGTGGGCACCCCTTCGCCCCCCTCGAACATGGATAGGATCTCGTTATTCTTGATCTGGTCCGACAGTATGGACAGAATTCGCTCTCGCCGTTTCTGTGACTCCATAGACTCGCCTCCATTGCAACTCCTCCATACCTCGAGCTCCTCATAGCTGGAACTGCTCTCGAGGCTGCTTGTCTCCCAGGAGTCGCTGTCGCAGGCATACATCTTATATAGGGCGAAAATTTTCTCTTTGCGATACAAATCGGATTTTCTGCGGGCTTGAGACCTTGCGCGATTGCGCCCGCGGCGGTCGATGAAAATTTTTCTACCTCGCGACCTTGCGGCGTAGATTCAAGTTGGCAAAATTTTTCTACCACAGAGCGTCCCAACGGTAAGTTGTCCTTTAAGGTGCTCTAATCGTAATCGTCTCCTCCCGTCGGTAAGTTAGGTGTTGAGGTCTCCATTCCAGGATCCGCACCTCCCTCCAGTAATTTGCTGTTGGGAGTCTCCATTCTAGGATCTAAGGTCCCCTACAGTAAGTTAGGCATTAAGGTCTCCATTCCAGGATTCGCACTTCTCGTTGGTAAGTTAGTGTTAGCCGCATTCATTCTAGTTTTGGTGGGTTCATTCAATTTATACGAACTGCTGCTCACGGCCTTCCTGGGCAGCAGCTCCTGGAAGGAGAGGTGTTTTCATTTTTGTAGGGATAGGCCGAATCGAGCTATCGAGGTTGTGGGGGTGGGTAGCTCCGCTTTCGGCCGACGTAGTATTCA